TTTGTACCAGAATGCAAATTAGAAGTTTGCTTCCCCAAGAACATACGTTCGAGTTGTGATGTGTGTTTGGTGTTAATAAAAATTATTAGCGATATGTTTCGGTGATTCTTGTGGGTAATAAAAATTGTTATTGTTAATATAAAATGTTAGTCAACAGGATGATTGATTCTTAGTGATAACATAAATTGTGAATTAATCATTTTAAAAAAGGTTTGACAAAGGTGTGCACATGTGATATACTTAAAGCATCAAAGAAATAGCAATTTTTAAAGGAGGACGAAAAGTTATGATGAAGCAGGAATTTGAGAGCCTCATCGGAAAACAAGTAAGCGATAAGGACTACGAAGTGATTGACCGATTGTCTACATTGTTACCGAATACCAGTGCGGCAGAAGGAAAGAAACAGATTGCGGACGTTTATAATGCTGGTGGCATGGCACTTATTAGCTATGTGCTCGAAACGGTAGATATTATGAGCAGTTTGAAAAAAGAACTTGAGGAAGCCGTAGCAGACCTTGAAAAACTATTAAAAATAATGGGATTGAATTAGCTAGCAGGATGAGCGGCAATTTAAAGGAGGAAATAAAATGATTTCAAAGTTTAAAGATCGTTTAACAGTTTCATTACTAAGAACAAATATTGGTGTAGTTGAATTTGAAAGTGAGTGCAATAATCAAACAAAAAGTGAATTTATTGATAATCTAATTACAAATTATGCGAATGATTATCTGTTTAAAAGAGTAGTAGAAATAAATATTATTAAAAAACTTAAAAATTTAGGTTTTACTTGTGAATATGATTTAAATATGAAAATTGACTATGATAAAATTACTATTGCAACTACTGGGTATTATGACATCAAACCGTGCAATATGGTTAGTATTATAGCGGAGTCAACTTTTGATTTTAACGTAAAAATTCTGCAATCAATTAAAAGAATAGAAAATTAGTATGGAGGATTCTATATGGCTAGGAAAGTTAGCAGAAGAGATTTATTAGAGCGTGAATACAGAGCATTAGTTAAAGAATTTAATGAAAGGGCAAAGGAAATTAAAAAAGCTGGAAAAACGTCGAAAACTGTAGATTATATAAAATCTACAATCAGTTCAGGTGCAATTGGTAAAAGAGGGAATTTACTGCATCGTTTAAAATCTAGGAAAATTAGCAACTACGAGGAAGCAATACAGTTATTAAAGAAAGTCAGAAACTGGAAATCCGCAACCCTAGAAGGAGTAGCGGAAATAGAGAAGCAAAGAGTAGATACAATAAAAGAAAACTATCCTGAACTTGATAGAATGTCAAGTGATGAAATAGTTGAAATGCTTAATTTTTTAGGCTCTACTAGGGGGGTAGAATCTAAAAATAAGTATGACAGTGACCAGCTGATTTTAGCAATAGGTATGCAAAAAATAGATAATAGAAATAGATCTATTAAAGATATATACGATGAAATTCAAGAGTCTGATAAAACACTAGCAGACTACATTAGAAATTCATTAGAGCAAAATAAAGATAAAAATTGGATTTCATTTTAGTAACTATTAACAAGGGGGTGTGTAAGAATGCCGTATTTAAGAAAACCAGATATACTGCCAGATAGCCGTCTATCTAGTTTTTATTATACATATTCCTTTGAGTCAATAGAGAAAAAAATAGATTACTTAGTGAATAATGACGGTCTTCTCTTAAACAAAAAAGGTAAAGCGCTGTTATCCACTCCTTTAACTTTTGACATTGAAACGTCTTCGATGCCAGAAAACGATCCGCATAACCCGAAGGAATACATGCTAGGTTTTCCTTATCTATATCAGCTTTATTTGCTCGACACTGTTTTCTTTTGCAGGACACGAACTGAGTGTTATATGCTTTTTTCTGAAATAGAGAGAGTTTTGTTAAAGCATAATATTCAAGCTGTTTGCTATGTACACAATCTCTCTTTCGAGTATCAGTTTTTAAAGTCAATTTTAAATATAGATTTTACTAAGGTTTTCCTTGTAAAGAATAGAAAAGTAGCAAAATTTGAGTTAAATTCTGATACGATCATTTTTCGCGACAGTTACTTGTTGTCTAATATGTCATTAGCTAAGTTTTGCGAAAATTACAACTCGGTAGAATATCAGAAAGACAAAGAGCTAATAGACTATGAAATTATTCGATATCCGTGGTCTGAATTATCGGATGAAATTCTATATTACTCTGGAATGGACGTTATTACTTTGTATCATGCTGTTATGTCAATAATGACAAAAGAAGGTGACAATCTTAAAACAATTCCAATGACAAATACGGGATATGTCAGACGATCATATAAAAAAGCGTGTTTAGGAAGTACATACAACGGAGGGTCGTACCGTGCTAAATCAGAAGCAAAATTTAAGCAGAAAAAAACATATAGACAAAAATACATGGATAAAGAAAAGATAACACTAGAGCAGTATAACTTATTGTTGAAAGCGTTTCGCGGTGGCAACACACATGCTAATCGCTATAAAGTAGGCAGAATAATTTCTAATGTAACATCATACGATTTTGCATCATCCTACCCCGCTGTTATGATATGTTCAGATCAGTTTCCGTCTGGTAGACTAATGGAATGCACTAATTCTGTCCAAACACCGGATGGAATCGAATACTATGTCAAAAACTATTGGTGTATATTCGAGGCTGTTTTCGAAGATGTACAGTTACGGGACAATATTAAAACGCCGGTTCCATATATTCCTAAATCAAAAATGATATGTTCATCATCCGCATATAGTACTGGGATTTTTGACAATGGTCGTCTGATATCACAAAAAGATTCATTCGAATTTAGTTTTCTAGGTTGTGAATACTATATTATTAAAAATCAATATGCAGGTAAAATGAAAATAACGAAAGCATACTATACAACAAAGGGATATTTGCCCGATGAAATACGGAACGAGTGTTCAAGATGGTATGTAAAGAAAACAGAGCTAAAGGGTATTGAGGGTTCTGAGTACGAATATATGAAGTCAAAAAACCGGGTAAATGCATCGTTCGGCATGATGGTTGAGAAAATCGTAAAAGATATATCGGATTTTTCAGGGAATTTAAATGAATTGACATTACGAACTCCCACCGAAGAAGAGGCAAAGAATCAAATTGAATCGTATTATAATGTAAGAAGTGGAAAGTTTTTAAATTATCAGTGGGGGGTAACGGTTACTGCCTTAGCCAGAGTTCGTTTACAGGAGTTGATCGACCTAACATACAAAGATTTTATTTATGCTGATACTGATTCTGTTAAAATCGAGAACGGAGAAAAGTATAAAGAATTATTAGAAAACTACAACAAACAATGGATTGAATATGCTGAAAATTGTAATGTATCGTTCAAAGCATACACGAAAAAAGGAGATTTACAAATTTTAGGTATTGCGGATTTTGATGGATTTTACAAACGATTTACAACTCTCGGTGCAAAGAAATACGCGTACGATGACGAAAACGATCAATTACACATTACAATAGCAGGAGTTCCTAAAAAGTTAGGAGCAAAGCTTTTAGGTAAAATTGAAAATTTTAAAGTCGGTATGCATTTTATGGTAGGAGCTGATGGAACGCTGGAAGATCGGCAAGCATGGAAAAAGCGATTGTTATACAATGATACTGACAACTTCGATCTCACTATTGATGGAAACATTCTGCACATCGGAACATACATTGCAATGGAAAGAACATCGTATGAATTATCAATTACTGATGAGTACGAAGAACTTATTTCTTCTTTGAAAAATGATGAAATATATGAAAAAGATGATATATGGGGTTGACAAACATCTAAAAACGTGCTAAGATATATATGTACCGGATAGAGGGGTTCGGATAATAAAATACAGATTGTCACGGGTGAAACCGCTGGATTTTATTTACGAATGATAAACGGTGTCAGAACTTCTCTATTGCGGGTACTACAAAAATATAAACAAAAAGGAGAATGAAACATGAGTGCAAAAGTAATTAAAACAAGTAAAGACCTTTCCGCAAGAAAGATTTTGTCTTACACCTCAAGAAATGATGCTATCCCTATGAAAGAGGTAGCTAAAGGAACTATCATTCCATTTAAAGGCTATATTCAGCAGGAAATTATAAATGAATATACCGGAGAGGTTTTTAATTCATTACTTATTATTTCTGAGCCGGATGAATCAGGATATGATGCGTTATACGCTACCAGATCGGAAAGCGTAATGCATTCTTTATTTGCTATCATTGATACCCTTACTGATATGGGAGATACAGACCCATTCTCAGTTAAGGTTGATAAATTAAAAAGCAAAAACGGGCGTGAATTTATTACTCTTAGCCTTGCTGATTAAAAAGGAGAATAGAATATGGCAAAATATATTACAAGAACAATTCCTGAATATAATACAAAAGTTGCATTCGTAATGAATGGACAGCTTGATACATATAAATTGGACGGAGAAGTTGGAAAGAAGGAAGCAAAGAAACTCCTTATTTCCATCTTAGGAAATAAAGATATTCTTATTGTTTCCTGCACTAAGGAAGAAGTTTCTTCCTCGGTATACAAAATGCTTGAAAAAGATTTTATTGCTATGGCAACAAAAGAAAGCACTTGTTACCCTCTTCAGTAATAAGCCCCTTATGGTTAGGGGAACCCCATTCTTTCCTCTTTTCCTTATATAGCCGCCGGATTAAAACTCCGGCGGTTTTTATTGACAATTCTATAGGATTGTGATATAATAAATATAAATAAGGGAAAGGGGTGATTCCATTGCACTAGTGAGAACAAATAAACTATATATTAGAACTTAAGAGCAAATTTTTCATGATAATAGAAATAACGACAAATAAAGGATAATATCCGAAGTAAAGATTATTTGTTAGCAGTCTATAATCATGAAAAAGTTTGTATATGAGTAACTGTAGATTCATTTTTGTATCTACCCACGGTGCGCTAAATAAAAACAGTCATTATCCAAACAAATTACCCCGTCTTCTCTCGGCGGGGTAATTTTTATTTAATAAATTCGAGAAAAGCTTCTCGCGCCTTATAGCTTGAAAATCGAACCATATTATTATGATATATTTTTTTCATTCGTTTTTTAAAACGATTATTTCCGTCAAAAATACAATCATCTGATAAGTCCTCTTTTCTTGCGGCAAGTGCAAAGTTATATGTCAAGTCAGCAGTTTCATTAACATAGTAAAACGCCAGACCATACAAGTAACGAATTGAGAAATATTTATCATAATACTTAATAGTAAATAAGTAATCGCCTTTTAAATTAGGAGTTTTTAAAATCATAGTGTTATCGTCTTTTAAATATTCTTTTTTTGTTAATAGTTTACTGTAATCAGATTCTGAAAAAGATTGATTAAATGTGCTATTTGAATGAGCATCTGCGGCACTTTTATTAAACCCTTGTTCAAGAACAAAGCCATTTCCTCTATAAAAATTGGTTTCAATATTTATATCACGGTTTATTCCAAAGTGTTCATAATAAGGGTTATTCACATCGATTAAGTTTCCTGTTAATATAAGAGGTAAATATCTACTCTGTAACCCGCCGCCCCTTGCCAGTGATGTATGAATAGAAAAAACTCTCTTTACTTCGTCCTTGATATAATCGCCGCTTTCCGGCTGAAACTCGTCAAGCCATATCCTCATAACATGATTAAATACGTTTGAAAAGTTTCTTATATCATCACTAGAATTAAGCGAAGTGCTATAGCCACATAAGAACCATTCATTTTCTTTTCCGCGAAGTCTAATATAGATATTGTTGAACACTCCTTTAATTCCTACCTCTTCTTTCATCTCTAAATCAGGATAGTAATTTGATAATGCGCAGGGAAAGTACGCCATGAAAGAAACTGCTTTTTCAAGCTGATATTTTTTCCTCATTAAAATGCAAAACAATTCATTTTTTGTTAAAAATTTATTTAAAATGTATCCCCCAAACCAAGTAGTTTTGCCAGCACTACGGTTCGACGTTGAAATATACGTTTCTGGCTTATTTCCATTTTTATCCATTTTTGACAATAGTAAATTTCCACTATAATGAATTTTATCATCTGATATAAAATGATTATATTTTTGTAAATCCATAGTACACACTCCTTTACATATATTTCTATTTATGGTATATTTATATTGTAGCATATAAACAATTAAAAGTAAAGGTGGTGAATACATGCATAGTATTGGTGTGGCATTACTCTTTAATTTAACAGATTTAGTTACCGGGTTAATTGCCGCAGTTAAAGCAAAGGAGTTGCAATCAACTAAACTGCGGGATGGAATTTTTAAAAAAATCGGTTTCTTAATCTGTTATTTTTTAGCGTTGATGATTGATACATATGGTAGCGAGGTCGGTTTTGCTTTAGAAGCTAAAATACTTCCAATCGTGCTAGGTTTTGTGTGCCTTACGGAAGTTGTTTCGATCATCGAAAATATTTCTAAAATTACTGACATTCTACCCGAAAAACTCTTATCAATTTTCCACATTTCAAAGGAGGATAACAATGGCTGATGTAAGTTTTATCAGGATTCCAGAAACGATTGCCGTTGCGATTGAAGTTATTAACGGGACATATGGAAACGGAGAAGATAGAAAAAAAGCATTAAAAAGAGCTGGATATGACTATGCAAAGATTCAACATTGCGTGAATAATCTACTTCCCATCTGGAACAAATATAAGGAGTGATAAAAAATGCCAGATGAAAGAAAAATTAGTCCTTACGTCGTTTCCGCCATGTGCGGTTGCTGGGCGTGGGAATCCGGCATGAATCCGGGTATCTGGGAATCGCTCATCCCTACAACGTGGGATCATGAATACCAGTATGACGGCATAGGTGGTTTTGGTTTGGGTCAGTGGACTAATGTTGGAACCCCGCATGGTCGTTGTTATAACCTTCATACCTGGGTCACTAGCCAGGGATATTCTGACGGAGATTTATATGGGCAGTTAAATTTTGTACTGCACGAAAATTACTGGACAGCGGCAAATTCAGTGATGGGATATAACAACTTATCTGAATTTTTAGCATCAACAAGCACGAATTTACCGTTGCTGGTAGAAGAATTTCTAGCATGTTGGGAAGGTGTTCCTGGAAATAAATTGACGGAGCGTATTGCATATGCACAAAATTATTATCAGTTCATTTACGATAATAAATCTGCGAGTCCGTCTTCGTGGAAGCAGACCTCCGGCAATTTCTATCAAGATCCTACCGGAAGTAGCGCACATGCGAACGTGATGTTGGTATACTGGTGGGCTGGAGGAGTGGAACCGGAGCCACCTGGGCCAACACCTGGTAATACAGGAAAAAGCATGCCACTATGGTTTTTTATGAGAAGAATTATTTAAGAAAGGAGTCAATAAAAATGGCAGTATTATCAAAAGAAGATTTAATTGCTAAACTTAATGCAAGTTTTGGCGAAAATTTAAGTGATGATAATATTTCATTGCTTGAGGATGTTTCAGATACTATTGATTCATTATCGGACACTGAAGATTGGAAAACAAAATACGAAGAGAATGACGCTTCTTGGCGTAAACGTTATAAGGAACGGTTTGAGGGAAAAGAAGATGATAGTTCTGAGAACGAACACGAAATTGAACATTATGAATCACCGACAAAATTTGAGGATTTATTTTCTGTAGAAAGTGAGGTCAAATAACATGGCAAAAAGAATTGCACAGAGTACTCTTAATGCGAGTACGATTGATATTTTAAACGTTATCCGGCAGAACGCCAGTTATGATTATCAGCAGAATGTACCTGTAATAGAAAAAGCAACGCAGATTCCTCAGGTAGGAGAAATTATCTGCGGAACTCCGGCGTTGGCAAATCAGTTTTTAAATGCGCTGGTAAACCGTATTGCATTAGTGCGGGCACAGAGCGTTACATTTAATAACCCTTATTCCAGACTGAAAAAAGGATATCTGGAGTTCGGGGAAACGGTTGAGGATATTTTTGTAAGCATTGCAAAAGTGGTTGACTATGACCCGGACAAAGGAGAAGGAAGAGAGTTCAAGCGTTCCCTTCCTGATGTGCGCAGTCAGTTTCATATTATGAACTGGCGTGTGATGTATCCGGTGACCATTCAGGACGAGGATTTAAGAAGGGCATTTCTGAGTGAACAGGGAGTAACTGAGTTAATCGCTAAAATTGTGGAATCGGTATATACTGCCGCAGAATACGACGAGTTCTTGCTGTTCAAATATTTGATTATCAAGGCAGTAACAAAAGGTCAGATGTACCCGGTGGCAGTTGATGATTCTAATATGTCAAATTACGCAACCGCTTTTCGTTCAAAATCCAACGCGATCACGTTTCCGAAAACGACCTACAACGCGGCATCTGTTAGAAACAATACTCCTCGCGAAAGACAGGTCATTTTCATGGACTCTGATTTCAACGCAAAATATGACGTCGAAGTTTTAGCCGCCGCATTCAACATGGACAAAGCTACTTTCATGGGAAGCCTTTTCTTGATTGATGATTTTACAACGTTTGACAATGAGCGATTCGAAGTTATCCGTGATTACTCAGATGGCATCGAGGAAGTAACGAGCGCGGAACTCGCGCTTATGGCAAATGTAAAAGCAGTATTGCTGGACGAAAACTGGTTTCAGTGCTATGATAATATGAACAAATTTACTGAAAAATATGTAGCGTCCGGTCTGTATTGGAATTACTTCTACCATACATGGAAAACGATTAGTTCTTCCCAGTTTGCTAACGCTATTGTGTTTGTTGCGAATACAGCTACTACGACTCTTCCTGCTACGATCACGTTCGAAGTGGTTGATAAATCCATTTCCGAAACTGCTACCGTTCTTTGTTTAGAACCGCAGGTAGACGGAGCTACGTTAGAGCCTCACAATGTTCAGTTAGTTCAGACAGAACAGGCAACCAAGGCGGGTGTAGGAGTACAGAAATACGGAGCTTTGCTGATTCCGGCAAGTGCTGTCGCAACTAATCTTGTATTAAGCGCAACGGTAAATGGAACTACTTATAAGGCTGAAGCTTCTGCCACAATCAATGCAAGCGCCGAAGTTGGTGCAACTGTAGCACTCAATAAAGTTAATTAATATAATAGCGGGGATAATATTTCCCCGCTTAATTATAATACAATTACATTAACTATTGGCGTAAATAGCATCACTAATGGAACTCTGCAACTCAACAGTATAATTGTAATTAACAAGAAGGTGAAATGATGTATATATCCCCGAACAGTACAGTTGAAATATTTTCAGATATTGGTTTATCTGCTAATTATGATAATGCATTATATTTTAGCTCAACAACTGCAAAGGATTCATATTTTTCAAATATCGGAAAAATAGCAACTTTAACCAACTTTTCTTATGTATCACAACAAAAAGGAGTCATCAAAATTGGAACTCCGATTGCTAATCTCCTGTCAGCAGGATATTTACGATACAAAAATACATCGTATGAAAATAAATGGTTTTATGCATTTATCACTAGCATTGAATACCGTTCAAACGGTATGACGGAAATTCATTTTGAAATTGACTATCTCACTACATGGATGGGAGCTTTTCAGCTAAAGCAATGCTTTGTCGAACGGCAACATGTGACAGATGATTCAATCGGTGTTAATATTCTTGATGAGGGAATCAACTTTGGCGAACACGTTATTGAAGGTATTCATGATTATACCCTCACCGGAACATCATCGTTTAATCCTATCGTTATAGTGACAGCGGCAGAATCGGGCGGCTCCGGCGGCGGTATTGCTGGCGGAGTTTATAGCGGATGCGTAATATCTGTTTTTGTAACGGCAGAATCTGCAAATAATTATATCAATGATTTAATTGATAAAAATAAAGCAGATAATATTGTTAAAATATATTCACTTCCGGCTAAATATGTAGTGCCCGGCGGTACTCCAATCGAAGACCGATACAAAGAAACTCATACAAATAACAAACCTTATACTACACTTGATGGATACGTTCCCAAAAATAACAAACTGTTCTGCTATCCGTACAAATACGCAGAAGTCAGCAACGGGGAGGGTGACAGAAAAGATTATAAATACGAGTGCTTTAACACAGTGCCAGGAAACGCAAGTAGCGGAACATATAGTTTCACAGAACAGGCATCATTCGGAGCATCAACTCAGGCTCTTTTTATGCCAATCAATTATAAGGTTCAGTCTATGTCAGGAAATGGGCAGTTAGAAATTGATGAACGGGTGAGCTTGTCAAGCTTCCCTTTATGCGCTTACAACATTGATACATACCGTGCCTATACTGCACAGCAAAACACATCTGCACCGAACAGTTTATTCAACAGCTTTACAAAAGGAGCAATCAGCGGGGGAGCCGCGGGAGCTGGCGGAGGTATACTCGGTGCCATTGGTGGGGCATTGTTTGGAGGTATTAGTAATAGCATAGGAAAAGTAGTTGATTTATTAACTGTTAATACTGTACCAGTTGAAATGGGTACAAGAAATCAGGGGACGCAGGAAAGTGATTTCCTGCTTGCTACAAAGCAGAAGGGTTTCAGAATCTATGAAAAATGTATTACAAAAGCATATGCAAAAGTAATTGATGATTATTTTTCGGCTTTTGGATATGCCGTAAGGCGAACTGCTACTCCCAACATGAATGCAAGGCCGCATTGGACGTATGTTAAAACTACGGACTGCATCGTAGAAGGAAATTTGCCGTCTGATGACGCACGGAAAATTGAAAATATTTTCAACTCCGGGTGCAGGTTTTGGAAAAAGCACACGGAAATTGGAAATTATGACCTTGATAATAGCCCGTTGTAAGGAGGTGATATTTTGAGTAAAAAGAAAAGTTACTTTAGTGACTCATTAAATCTTAATATGCGATCATACGGGCAGTATCTTTCTATTCTACGGCAGATTTCTATTAGCATGTTCGAATGGAAAAACATACCTTCAACTATTGATAGTCGTTATATTGAACAGGCATTGTTTTATAATGCTGGGGCTGTGTATTTCAATGACGAAGTGGTTGGAAATCTTGCTTTAGACGTAGTATGTAACGGAAATTTTAACGTCTACGGCGAACCTGTTAGACGCGTAGCATATTCTAAATATAATAATTATCGTAAATCATTATATGATACCGATAGTGTTATTATATGGAATAACATGGACAGGACTCCGACTTTTCCGGTTATTGAATTATTTGCGCAGAGACTTTACAATTTGGACAGAATCATTGATGTGAATGCCAACGCTCAAAAAACACCTGTATTGCTAAAATGCGATCAAAAACTACGGCTAACACTACTGAACGCGTTTAAAGAAATGGACGGAAATAGTCCTGTAATCTTTGCCGATAACTCTTTTGATGAAAAGGCCGTTATTTGTTTAAAAACAGACGCACCTTTTGTATGCGACAAAATTTATGATTTAAAAACAAACTTGTGGAACGAAGCTCTTACATACCTAGGTATTCCATCTGCAAACGTTATGAAAAAAGAACGTTTAATTAAAGATGAGGTTCTAAGAGGTCTTGGCGGAACTCTCGCAAATAGATACTCACGCTTATCTGAACGGCAACATGCGGTAGAAAAAATCAATGCTATGTTCGGAACAAATATCGAGGTGGCTATAAGAGATGAAATTGATGAACTCGGACAAGTAGACTTAGGTTTAGATACTCCTGCTTTAGGGGGTGAAAATAATGAGTAAATATACGACAGAAGTACGATATATTTGTGAGCAAAAAGCGGGACTACAGGAAAGCGTCGGATTCAACAATATCAATTCTGTACTTGATAAATCGTGGGATAAGATTTTCACAACTAACTGGGAAATTTTCGACGAAAGCTATCGAAAAATTCTATGTGAAAAAATCTTGAGGTCTTATTATACACGAGAAATTTGTGCAGAAACCGTTGGTTTATGGCAGTTGTGGCTTGACTCTACATTATGCGAAATTATGCCAATGTACAACCAATTGTATAAAACAACTATTTATGAATTTAATCCCCTGTACAACACAGATATGACAACTACATTCACAAAAACAGTAACGGGAAATGATAGCAAAACAACAACGGGAAATAACAGCAAATGGAACGATGTGTCAACTTCTAGCAAAAATACTAAAACAGACGATTACACTGTTAAAGATTCATCAAAAACAGACAGCACCAGCAAGGGAAATACTAATTCAGAAAGTAGTAATAATGATACATTCGATGAAACAAATAAATTCAATGATACACCGCAAGGAGGTGTTAAAGGAATTGAATCCGGAAATTATTTGACTGATATTCGAATGATTTCACGAACTGGCACAACAACTAATTCATCAGATGAAAATTCTACAAGTTCCCTAAATGGAACATATACGAATGAAAATCTAAATAAGGGCACTAGTGTGAATGAGGGAACTACCCGTTCAAATACAACTGAAACTGGAACAACAAACGCTTCTGAAACTGGCACATCAGAAACAACCGAAACATGGACAGAAAAAGTGATGGGAAAGAATAACAGCGAAAACTATGGACAGTTATTAGTTGAATTTAGAAAGTCAATTATCAATATTGATAAAATGATAATTGATGAATTGAAACCATTATTTATGCAGTTATGGTAGGAGGTACAAATATGGATAAAGTTTTCATTCCTTGTAGCGCAAAAATACTGCCGTTGAGCTATGATGACAGTTTAAGCTATTATGAACAGCTGTGCAAACTTACAAATAAAATGAATGAACTTGTTGAATTTATTAACAGTAACTTCAGTGAACAAATTCAGAACTACCTTGATAAAAAGTTTGATGATTTAATGATAAATGCTATTTACGACGAAGCAACCGAAACTATTGTTTTGGAGAAAGGAACAAAATAGGAGGTATGGCTAATGAGCGATGTAAGTAAATTTAAAATTTTAAATAAGATAGTTAATGTAAAAGATACCGAGGGCAGAGCAGAAGCAATCGCACGGTATAATCAACTTTTAAATAAAATGGAAAAAGAATTCGAAGAAGTCGACAATAATTTCTTGCAAGTTGATAATAAATTTACAGCTGTTAATAGTGCTGTTAGTAAAATAAATAGCAAAATATCGAATTTTGTTAATGTTGTTACTGATTTCGGAGCGGATAATACGGCTACAACTGATTGCACGGAAGCTCTGAAAAAAGCTTTCGCTGTGCAAGACGCTTTTATTTATTTTCCGAAAGGTAATTATCTTATCAGTGATAGCATTAAAATAAAATCTAATACCTATGTATATGGTTATCGAGCACTAATTCAGAACAACAATAGTAATAATATGTTCATCAATGATTCTGATGGAACTATTGGTGGTTATAATGCCAATAGCCATATCACTATTGATGGATTATGGTTTAGAGGCTTGAATATGACGCAAACGATTGTTGCATTTGGTCATTGTAGCGATATTCGAATTATTAACTGCGATTTTGCCAGTAACTCAGCTACTCATGAACAGCAGAATTGGCATCTGGTAGAAATCAACAGTTGCCGAAGGGTGCTGATTGAGAATTGCCATTTTACAGGAACCGCTACTTTCAAGACTGAAATGTTGCAGTTGGACGTTGCTACTCAAACAACGGTTTTTCCGTGGTTCGGGCCGTATGATAATACACCGTGCACTAATGTAGAAATTAGTAATTGCAATTTTTCACACCCAGAGAAGTATGGATATGAGACATTAGGTTTAAGTGATGCAGGAATTGGTAATCATAATGGAGCTAATTCGGCGCCGATTGAATATATAAATATTCATGGGTGCCATTTCAATAATGTTAAAACAGCATTTAAATTTGAGTATTTACGTTTTAGTATTATTGATAATAATATTGCTGAAAATTGTATGAGCGGTTTTGCATATCTTACCAGCCATATTATTGATAATGTAAAAATTACAAATAATACTTTTTATGGAAATGTTGATGATTATACCAACAAAGTAAGCAATACAGCCCTTGGACGTGGTATCTCGATTGGAACATTGAATGGACAACAGTGTAGCAATAATATTATCAGTGGAAATAATGTTATTGGATTTGCAACGCATGGAATCGCTGTAAATGGTGAATTTTGCGACGTAAGTAATAATATCATCAAAAGTAATGGATATACTGGATTGTATACTGATTATGATAATTATAAATGTAATTTTCATGATAATATCTGTGATGGTAACGCGAGGTTAGACCAGGAAAACTACGATCTTTTTGTTTCTCACACTCATACTACTAAAATAACTAGAAGCGGCGGAAACGATATTTATAATAACAAAGCGTCTATTATCAGATGTGCGGTTTACAGTACTGATAATTTGAAAAGTAGAGTACATGATAATGTATACAGTGAGTTTAATTATCCTACTACTTTTAATAAGCTTAATGTGTATGGAAATACTAAATTCAATGGCAATCCAAATTATAGATTCGATAATGCTAATATTTCCTCTCCTTCAGGGGGGCAATGGTATACTCCAGTAAATTTTACTACAGACCATACTTGTTATGCTTTAATTAACTTTCAGGTAATTATACCCGCTAATTTTACAGGAACTTTTAACATTAGAATTATAGATACTAGTTCTAAAACTACTCTAGGTTTTGACACAATCGACGTGTCACACGCAAGCAGCACTACTCATACTGGAGGTAATCTTACTATATGCGTAAAAATTCTAAACGGGCACACTATTTCTGGCGAGTTATTTTTTGTTTATAGTGACAGAGCGGTTGAAAGTGTAGATGCTCAAATTATTATGCTTGAATTACCCGTGCCGCTTGAAAACACTGATACAGTATAAGGAGGGCTAAAGCCCTCCTTTATTATGCAAATACATATATTATTAACATTAAGATTACAAATAAATCTAATATAAAACATGCGATCAAGAAATCTTTCATTGTTTAATCATCTCCTTATACCAATATAACAATAGCATGAGAAAATATCTTAAAGTAATCAACTTCCTTTTTTAATATGCTTTCTGACTCCGGTAATTCGTAAAAAAGCGATACCTTTTTCTGTGAAACAAGCTCTTTTCCTGCTGCCTGTATTACCGTAATAAGCGTTTTCTTATCAACGTTACCGCACGCGTATAATAAATCTCTTACTGTCATAATCTCACCTCAATAGTACACATGCCATTTTGCAATAAATCGAACCATTCTACTTCGTAACTTTCATAACGTTTTATAAAATCTCTCATATACATGAGGTCAATCTCCCCACTGGCATTAAGCATCTTAACCGGGGTATTATCATATAAATTATTACATACCATATACAATTCTTTTACTGTCATCTTTATTTCCTCCTTTTGATTTGCTGCATCTCTTTTATGCTTTAAGTATAGCACATGTGCACACCTTTGTCAAACCTTTTTTAAAATGATTAATTCACAATTTATGTTATCACTAAGAATCAATCATCCTGTTGACTAACATTTTATATTAACAATAACAATTTTTATTACCCACAAGAATCACCGAAACATATCGCTAATAATTTTTATTAACACCAAACACACATCACAACTCGAACGTATGTTCTTGGGGAAGCAAACTTCTAATTTGCATTCTGGTACAAA